CCGTCGAGTACGTGATGTCTCAGTCGGCACCGCTGATGGTGCCCCGGCGCCCGAACGCGACCTTCAAGGCGACCGTTCTGGCGTAAGCCGGTAACGTCCCGGGGTACTTTTGTGCCCCGGGATACAACTAACAGTTGAGTTTAGGGTGATCTCCCATGAAACTGACAGCAATCAATCGAGTACAGGGCGTCAAGGTCCTGGTAGGCAAAGGTAAGGGTGGTAACACCGCCTACGCCAACGACGTATTTGAGCCCAAGACCACCGCCGAAGGTGAACGTCTGGTCGAATTGGGGGTGGCCGTGGAATATAAGGTGCACGACCCGCTGGCCGATGCTGAAGCCGAAGAAGGCGGCAAGACCAAGAAGACTACCACCAGAAAGACCGCGACCAAGAAGACGGGTGGGCAGAAAGCCGAAGACGGCTCTGACACCGCGAATGATGAAGACCTGGGACTGGGTGAGTAAGTGAACTGGGCTCTCGTCAAGCAAAAAGCCCGGGATGCCGTCCATGGGACATTCTCTGCCCCGGGCTTTTTCACCGACGCCAGCAATGTTGACCTGCCGATCACCGTTCGCTTGCACCGGAAGTCGGCTTACATCGGGGACGATTACAACGAGTTCTCCCCGGGTCTTTTCTCAGAGATCAACCGTGTGATTGTTGATCTGCGAGAAGTGACCCCACAGCGAGGTGCTGTCATCCGCATTCCGGACTTCGAGGATGTGGAGGTGACCATCGAGAATTACAGGACTCAGGGTGAGTATTATGCCCTGTGTGAGGTGAGGACATGAGCCTGGGTTTACAGTTCAACGTGACCGGCGACAAGGACATGGTGGACTACCTGCGGAAGTATCCCAAGGTGGCCCGCAACGCTGCCCGCCTGGCGATCAACGACACGATCCGACGGGGCCGCCGGCAGGCCAAGCAGGAAATCCTGAAGCAGGTTAACCTCAAACCGAGTTATGTGAACAAGACCCGGTTGACGGAAAACCTGGCCTCCAACGACAACCTGACGGGTTCTATCGTTGGTCGGCGCCGTCCGACCTCACTGGCTCGGTTCGACTCGGTGGCACTCTACCAGCCGAACCGCACCAAGTCAGGCCGTAAACCCGCCGGTGTCACTGTCCGGGTGAAGCGTGGTCGCAAGAAGATTCCCAACGCCTTCCTGATCAACCTGAAGGCCGGTAACCGGGACGGTGCCAACCAGGGACTTGCAATCCGGGTGCCCTCGGGTAAAAAGCCCCGCCGCCGGTTCAACGCCAAGCCGCTCTACAAGAATCAGAGTAGTGACGTGTACCTGCTGTACGGCCCGTCTATCCAGCAGGTGTTCGACGACGTGGCCGAGGACCTGGAGCCGCAACTGGGCACTTACCTGAACCGTGAGTTCCGGCGTCAATTCGGGAGGTTGTATCGTGGCTGAGAGTAAGCGACTGCAGATTCTCAAGGCCCTGACCACTCACCTGGAAGGTGTTGACGGTTACGACCTGGCCAACAAGGTGTGGCGTGGCCGTAGCCGTCCGGCTGATGAAAGCGTGGCCCCGTTCATCATCTTGTTTGAAATGCCTCCTGAAGCAGAGAACCAGGCAGACGAACGGGTGGCCTCAATGCCTTGGTATATCGGCATTCAGGGTTACATCGGAATAGACAATGTTCATCCGACTGACCCGGCCCACGACTTCATGGCCGCCGTGAAGGCCCGGGTAGGGCAATTGCTGGACGACGGTGGTGCTAGCCGACCACCGGCCGATTACATGCTTGGTGGCCTGGTAGAGAACCTTCAGGTGGATGGAGGTATGTGCTTCGACGGTGATGAAACAATCAATTGTTGTTTTTTCGCCCTGAAGTTGACTCTGACCGTGGTGGAGAACTTGGGAGACCCGTATGCGGAAGCGTAAACAGAATCAGCCCGTCGAGGGAGACGTTCTGGATGAACCTGTCCAGGAGAAAGCCCTTGAAGGGGAACTGGTCACCGGACCCCGGGAATACACCCTGGAGAAACCCATCACCTATAAGGGTGACTCCAAGGTGCCCGGGAATAAGGTGGAATTGAACGACCGACAGGCCAAGCGGCTGAAAGGGTCGGGACACATTTGACGACGTAGGAGACTACAGCAATGGCTAAGTCTGATTTGAAAAACTACGTGCTCGGTCGCGGAAAACTGTACTTCGACCCTTACGCACCGGGCACCAAGAACATCACGGGTGAGCGTTACCTTGGTAACACCACCGAATTCAACATGACCATCGAGAGTGAGTCGCTGGATCACTTCGACAGTGACCAGGGTGTTCGCACCAAGGATGACAGTGTAATCCTGGAGTTGACCCGGACGGCCAGTCTGACCACCGACAACATCAGCGAGGAAAATGCTGCTCTGTTCGTGCTGGGTGACGTGTCGGAGATCACGCAGAACGGTGATCCGGTAGTTGGTGAATCCCTGGGCATGGCAATGCCGGATCGCTACTACCAGTTGGGTGCTGACGACACGAACCCACAAGGTGTTCGTAACCTGAGTGCTGTAACGGTCAACATCGACCCGAACGGTACTTCCAGCGAGGCCGTGCTGGACACGGATTACGAACTGGACGCTGAACTGGGTCGAATTTACATTATCGACGGTGGCGCCATTGACGGCAACACGGAAATCGCTGTGGACTACACTCCCGAGGCGAATACCCGTCGCCGGGTTACCACGTCTGCCGCGGCATCCGTGGAAGGTGCCTTGCGGTTCGTCGCCTTCAACGCCAAGGGTAAGCAGAAGGATGTTTACATCCCTTATGCGACCCTGCAACCAACCGGTGACTGGGCTCTGAAGGGTGACGACTGGCAGAACATGGCGTTCTCTGCGGAGATCGGTGAATTGCCAGGTAAGGCTGCCTTGTACATCGACGGTCGCCCTGTGGTGGCCTAAATACAACTGAAAATAGGGCGATCAACCCATGAATGATTTTCTCTACAGCACGACAGACGTGAGGTGGGGGAAAGCAGGTAAGGAAAAGGTCTTGAATGTTCGAGGATTGAGCGTTCAAGACCTGACCACTGCTATCCGTACCCATAAAGATTCATTGAACAAAGCGTTCTCACTCGCAGAAGGACGCCTTGAAGAAGATCAGGATTTAACCGAGTTCGGCATGGAACTGATGGAACAGTTCCCTGATTTGGTGGCTCTACTGATCGCCCTGGCTGCTGATATGCCGGACCGGGCCGGGGAGATTAAACACCTTCCCGCGCCTGTTCAGCTAAAGCTGATGATGGCGGTGTACGAGATGACCATTGAAGACACAGGAGGGTTGCAGGATTTTTTGCAACAAGTGTTCGCCATCATGAAGCAAGTGAAGACAGTGACCCACTCGCTGAATTCGACTCAGGATCAGATAGCGAACAGTGGTACCTCACTCTCAGGCGAAGCGTCAGCTTCCTGAAGAATCAGGGACATCATCAGGCCCACACTTATCCGGTGGGCACCCTGATGGTCGAGGTTCGGCTGGCAGAGGAACACGTCAACCGACAACTGGCGACCGAAGGGATCATCACCCAGACGGCAATAGCGTCGGTGCTCTCCAAGGAAGGTGGTAAGGCATTCAAACAGTTGATCAAGGGGCTGACCGATGGCAGCGAATAAGAAGGGTGATGTTGAACTCGTCGTCTCGGCAAAGAACGAGGCCACCAAGACCATCGAAGAACTGGTGGATGCCGTCCAGGCACTCGGCAAGGAGGCCGGGTCTTCCGGCATTGGTGGCATCTTCAAGAAGTTGAGTCAGGATAGTGAGAGCCTGACCCGCAAGCAGGAAGAACTGACCAAGGCCCTGAAAGAATCCCGGCAGGCTCAGGACCAACTCCAGAAGGCCAACGAGGCCCGGGAGCAGGACCTGCGGTCCCAACGGGACGCCATCGACAAAACCCAGAAGTCACTGGACAAGCTGAACGCCAAGTATGAGCAGTATGCGGCTGAAGCCAGGAAGGCCCGCACCCCCTCCGAAAGTCTCTCCAAGACCTTGCAGAAGCAACGCGCCCGGCAGGAAAAACTGGCTCAGTCTATCCAGGAGACCAGTGCTGAACTGCGTCGATCTCAGCAGGCCGAGCGGCAATCCGGTGGTGTGGATAACCAGGCCGAGCAAAATATCGAGAAGCAACGTCAGAAGGTGATTGAGCTCGGTAAGGCATGGCGTGACATTACACAGGAAGTGGCCAGGGCACAGGCAACGCTTGCAAGCAGTGGTGTAGACCGGGATTCTGCCGATGCCGGCCAGAGGGAAGCACAGGCCCGTCTGGATACCCTTCGTGACGAGTTGAAGGTTGCCCGCCAACTGGAGTCGGAGAAACGAAAGGCCGCTCGCTCCGAGGATGCTGACAAGAAGGATGTACAGGCGAAGGAAGACGCGATTGTTACCACCAAGCGACTCCGTGATGCCATTGCCGACCAGGTGCTGGTTGAACGGGAAGCCCGCACCCAACGGGACGCCGCCAGCCGGTCGTACAAGCAGCAGAGCAAGGAAGTGGACAAACTGGTGTCGCAGGCTGACAAGCAAAAGACCGCGTACACCGAACTGAAAGCATCGCTCAGTGACTACGAGCGGGAACAGAAGCAACTGAGCACCAAGCGCCAGCAGCAGAACATTCAAAAGCTGAACGCAACACTGGAGAAGCTGCAGAACCAATATGAAGGTGCTGCCTCTCGGGTGGAGGCCACTCAGAAGCGGTTTGACAAGGCCGCCGGCCCCGACCCCCAGGCGGTGAAGAAGTTCGAGAACCTGCAGGCCAAAATCAGGGAGACCGAACAGGAGATCAACGAGCAGACCGGCGCCCTGGGTCGGATGCAGCGGGAGTACCGGGAGGCCGGTGCCTCGGCTGAACAGTTGACCCAGAAAGAACGGGAACTGGAGAAGGTCACCCGTGATTTGGGGCAGGAGCAGAAGGAACTGGCTGCTCAGACCGGTAAGACGGCGAAAGCCACTGACCGCGCCGGTCGTGAAGCCAGCAAGGCAGGTAAGCGATTCCGTGCATGGGGTGAGGATAGTCGTCAGGCGCTTTCATTCATGCAACGGATTCGTGGTGAGTTGCTGGCTATCGCGGCCACCTACACCGGTGTGTTCGCCGTCGGTGAGGCTATTCGGTCGATCTACGACATTTCCGTAATCACACAAAAGGCGACGGCACGGTTCTCGGCCAAGTTCGACGGCGACATGGAGGCGACTGCCCGGGAAATGCAGTTTGTCCGGGATGAAGCTGAGCGGCTGGGTATCCAGTACAGCATCCTGCTTGACCAGTACAGCCGATTCGTTACTAAT